AGAAAACAAGCATCTTACGTCCTATGTACGAAGGTCTCCCAAACTTAGTTCAAAACTCAGGGAGTCGACTATCAAAGCCAAATATAGTATAAAGTCTACCGTCAATCAAGTTATCCACCCCTCCAGCATCGGGTCACTTACCTTTTACCATGATGCAAGAGATTCCCATCCTTTCGATAGACCGTTGTGGTTTCCCATCAATCCATCAAGAACCCATGAAATGTATCGTCCTTTCTTCAGGCGCGAAGGTTTGTGTTTTGTCGAGGCTCATCACAATGCCAAGATCATGTTCAATCACTTCGAAGATTGGTTCGATATCTAGCTTCTCGAAGGTTAGGACAACGCTGTCGTCACCATGTGTTAAAATAGATCTGAGCTTGCGTATTTGTCCGGTTTTAAGTATTCCATAACGTAGTGCGATACTCATCACTTCGCCACCGGCGTTGTTCGTGACATACGATCCACTCGTTAGGCTGCGCAACCTGAAGACTAAGCCAATTAAAGGGTGATAGACTGAACCAAAGACATTGAAGCCAACTTGGTTAGCCCACAAACGTGTCATGGCAGTGGTGTTTAACACAGTCATCATTTCCCAAGCGTCGTACATCATTAGTTGCAAATATTGTTGAAGCGATAAATCGTATTTCTTAGCATCTGCACAAAGCGTGTGAAATCCATACGAGTTTAAAGCTAACCGAGAAAGTTCCTTTTGGGTGTACCCCGTAACACAGTTGGATGTACGTGAAGTTAACAACCACTGTATCCTACCGTAGTTACAGATAACTTCAGCAACCGTGTGTGCGAGTGGAGGACAGAAAACAAGGCGAGTTTTCAATTTCCCCGTATCTCCAGGAGCAGTTCGGGTGAAGATCGCTCATGGTATAGCGAATCATTCGGAGAACGGGAGCGTTCCTGACTTCGTCAGTCTGTTAAACAGCTCATGAACATATGCTCCCTTAAAGAAAGACTTCTTTTTTAGAGAAGGTAGCCCGGCATTTGATGACCATTTCAGACTCAAATCGACTTGGTCGATGGACGCTGTCCGGAACTGAGGTTGTACATCGCCGTAGCAAAAGGTGAGGTGCTGAGCGAGAGCTTGCATCATAGTCGAGAGGCAGAAGCGGATTGGAACATCTTTCAACATGGCTTCTTTAGATTTGAGAAAGATATCCTCGACGTTCTTAGGGTCTACCACTTGCTCGAAATTCGCATCAACTTCCTCGATTTTAAGCATCTTGGCTACATCACACAAGATGTGGGTTATCGGTCTGAATTGATGAACAGGGTGTCTGTTGTTAAGCCTGTCGTTTACAAACTTTCCGAAAATAGGATACTTAATGTTGCGAAACACTGATCGCCACTTGTGAATACGAGAAACTCGATCTTTATGCCTTAGAATTACTCGTCTCGCCAGCTTTATTGCCCAACCAGCTGTAGGGACACGGGACATGTCAGTCGCCCCGTAAGGTTCG